GTGATGATGAAAGTAGGGTAACAAAGATTCCTTATGACAGCACTATACCTGTTGATACTTTTTGGGATTTGGGGATGGCTGATAAAACAGCGATTTGGTTCGTTCAACAGAAGGGCCATGCGATACACGTTATTGACTATTTTGAGGACTCGGGAGAGAGTCTAGAATATTATGCAACAGTTCTTAGAGATAAGGGATACAATTATGATACCCACTACTTCCCTCACGATGCCTCTGTGAGAGAACTCGGAACAGGTAAATCAAGATTAGAGATTGCTCAATCACTCGGACTGACGACATCCGTTGTACCGAAAATGTCGGTAGATGACGGAATTAATGCAGTACGTATGATATTATCTAGATGTTACTTTAATTACGAAACAACAAAAGATGGATTAGATGCCTTGAGACAATATCGATGGGCAACAAATGACAAAGGAGAAACCAAGAACAAACCAAAACACGATTGGACATCTCATGCAGCAGATGCTTTTCGTTATATGGCTGTGGGTTTAAACGAAACAAAACAATGGAGCAGAAAGATCGAGTATAACCAAATAGGAATTGTATAATGGATGAATTTAAATTAAAGGCGATGATCTCCCAAGAGATCGATAACTCTTTGGGATATTATGGTGGCAAACTTACCGAACAAAGAAGAAAGTTTTTAGAATACTACTTAGGTGAACCCTATGGTAATGAAGTGGAAGGTCGATCCCAAGTTACTTCTCAAGACACTTTAGAGGTTGTTGAAAGTGTATTGCCTTCGCTCATGAGAATTTTTACTGCGGGTGAATCCATTGTCGAGTTTACACCTGTTGGCCCTGAAGATATCGAGACTGCTGAACAAGCAACTGATTATTGTAATCATATCTTAATGAAAGATAATCCTGGTTTTATGACATTGCATACTTGGTTCAAAGATGCACTCATTCAAAAGAATGGTTTTATCAAAGTCTTTTGGAATGAAGCTATTGAAGAGAAAAAAGAAACCTATGAAAATTTAACAGAAATCGAATATCAATCTCTTCTTGCCAATGATGATGTGGAACTCATTTCTAAAACAGAAAACATCATGGAAGAACAAGTTATAGATGAGATGGGCAACCCCCAACTCTCTCAACAGATATTCTATGATTGTGAAGTCAAGAGAAAAAAGACTGTGGGTAAAGTTCAAATCGAAAACGTACCCCCAGAAGAGATGCTTATTTCTAGAGAAGCCAAAGATTTACAAACAGCAGATTTCATTGCACATCGAGTGACCAAGACTAGATCACAGTTAGTGAGAGAAGGTTTTGATCGTGATATCGTAATGGGATTACCTGCCTTTGATGAACAAGTTTATAACGAAGAAAAAACTTCCAGAAGAATTTATGACGATCAAGCTCCTTATGAACAAAGTAGTGCCGATCCTACAATGGAAGAAGTACAAGTTACTGAGTGTTATATGAGAGTGGACTCTGATGATGACGGAGTAGCAGAGTTAAGAAAGATTACAGTGGCTGGTCAAGGTTATGAGATTTTAGATAACGAAGAAATCGATCACGTTCCTTTTGCGACTCTCACTCCAATCCCCATGCCACACAGATTTTTTGGTTTATCCCTTACAGACCTAACAGCAGATTTACAGTTAATTAAAACTACAGTGTTAAGGCAAACACTCGACAATATGTATTTACAAAATAATGCACGTACTATTGTAACCGATGGACAAGTTAACTTAGACGACTTACTCACTTCCAGACCTGGTGGTATTGTTCGTGTCAAATCACCTAATGCAGTTCAACCTTTCCCTACTCCTAACTTCTTAAATCAAGGTTTAGGAATGATGGAGAAAGTCGATCAGATTAAAGAACAACGCACTGGTGTTAGTAGAACACAAATGGGTGCAGATCCAGACTTAATTCAAAAGTCACATACCACTGCTGCTTCTACTAGAGCCTTAATGAACGCTGCCACACAACGTATTGAAATGATTGCACGTGTCTTTGCAGAGACGGGTGTGAAAGATATGTTTAAACTGATTTATGCGAATGTAGTGAAATATCAAGATGCTGCACGTATTGTCAGACTCAGAGGAAAGTATATTCCTGTTGATCCTCGTTCATGGGTATCCAACATGGACTTAACGATTACTGTAGGATTAGGTAATGCAGATCCTGAACAACGATATGCTGCTCTAGCACAAATATTAGCTATCCAAGAAAAATTAATTCAAGCGGGAGGAATGGGTACACTTGTTGATCAAAATAAAATCTACAATACCATTTCTAAGATTGTCGAAGTTGCGGGTTACAAATCACCTGAACAATTCTTCATCAATCCAGAAAACGCACCACCAAGACCACCACAACCAAAACAAGAACAGAATCCTTTAGTGGGTGTGGCGATGCAAGAACTTGAACTAGAACGTCAAAAAGCAATGGCGGATATTCAGTTACAACAACAAAAACTAGAAGCTGACATCGCTTTAAGAAAAGAAAAGATGATGGCTGACTTAGAGAAAGAAAGAATTAAAAACGAAGGTGACATACAAGAAGCCTTAATTAAGAGAGGAATGAGATGATAGGAAACGATCCTAGATACCAAGCAATAATTGACCAATACACAAAGGGTGCGTATAATGCTCCTTATCAATCAATGGACTATGCACCTAGCCCTTACTACAACCCTATTTATGATATTCGATCAGAACAAATTGCTGCTGGTGAATTACCTGAAGGTGCAAGATTTCCTAAACCTCAATTAGATACAACTCCTATTGAAACCCCTACTGAAGAAACATTTGATCCTTGTCCTCCAGGTTATCAATTAATTGATGGTGTCTGTCAACCTGATACGATGTTTGAACAAACTACTGATAGAGATGGAGGTGGTAATGTTCAAGGCCCTAAAATTTCACCTGAAGGTTTAATTGAAGGATATGAACAAGTATTGTCACCAGGAATGGGTGCTATAAACTCTATGCAAATGATGGAATTAGAAAAAAGATTTGGCCCAGAAATGGCTCAACAAATGGGTTTATTAAATCAAAAATATCGTAGTAGAGGAGTCCAATATAATCCAACTACAGGAAAGTTTGTAGCTATGTCTCCTACACTAGGGCAACTAGGTGGAGATATTGCTGGTGGATTTGGTAATATGTTTGGTGCTTTTGGAGATGCTGCACAACAATATTTAGCAAGTGGAGGTATGTTAGGTGCATTAGCTAATCTATTCACACCTCAACCACCTACTGTTACTACTGGTGGTAGTTCTGATATTACTGTCACAGAAACAGGCCCAACAGTAGATTTAAGAAAACCTGTCATTGATGAATTAGTATCTACACCTGTAAGTGAATCTGGTTCTGGTGGAACACCAACTGGAATAGTAAGACCAGGATATCCTACTCCTTCTAAGACTCCTAAAAAAGGAACAGGTGCATCTGGCCCTCCAGGTAGGAATTATTCTAGTGCAAGAAGTAGAGCTGCAAAAGCTGCTCAAAAACTTGGAAAAAAACTAGCCACAAGAGGTAGATAATTGGATTTAAACAAACAAATTTCTAGAGGACAAAAAGCTAAAGAGCTATTAGAAGAACCTCTATTACAAGATTCCTTGAAAGCAATCAGGAATAAACTTGACACTGAATGGAAGAACTCACCCCTGAGAGACGTTGAAGGTCGTGAAAAAATATTCTTTCTAGTCAAGGCTATCGATGAGTTAGAAGCAATGTTAATTTCAGAATTAGAAACTGGAAAACTAGCTTCTGAACAACTCAATCAACAATCATAAAAGAAAGGTAAATATACCATGTCAGATAATCCCAATGGGGAATCTACACCGATTTACAATACTGTAGATCAAGCACAATCTGCATTTGCTAACTTGTTAAACGCCACAGACGAGAGCCAAGAGCAGACAACAGAACCAGTCGAAGCAACACAAGACGAACCTGAAGAGGTTACCGAGAGTGAAGTAGAAACTGAGGAAGTTGAAGAACAAAGTCAATCCGAAGATCTAACTGATGAGGTTAGTGAAGAGGCACAAGAAGAGGAAGCCACTTATGAAATCAAAGTAAATGGCAAACCTGTTGAAGTTACCCTCGATGAACTAATGTCTGGTTATCAACGAGATTCAGACTATCGAAGAAAGACGATGGAACTAGCTGATGAAAGACGAATCTTAGAAGATGAAGTCAATAAAGCTAAAACAGAGTCCGATGCGGTGGCAAAATTACGACAAGACTATGCGACACGTCTTAGTGAGATTGAAAACTCAATGAAACCTGATGCGAACATTGATTGGGCAAAGTTATATGAAACTGATCCCGATGAATATCATCGCAAAAAGATTGAAGTTGAGAATAAATCCAAAGCGTTAGAAACCATTAAAGGAGAACGTCAACGTGCTTTAGAAGAGCAACAGCAAGAGCAGACCAAAGTATTCAATCAATACTTGGAACAACAAAAAAAACTCCTTGCTGATAAAGAGCCCGAGTATGTTGATCCTGTTAAAGGAGAAGGCTTACGCAAAGACTTAACTAGTTATCTTAAAAATGAAGGCTACTCAGATCAAGAGTTGAACATGATGGTAGATCATCGATCATTCGTGATTGCCAAAAAAGCGATGCTTTATGATAAGATGATGAACTCTAAAGTCTCTGCAAAGAAATCCAAAACAGTACCTAAGATGGTTCGTAGTGGAACACAAAAAACAATCAACAAAGATAGTCAACAGTCGAAGTCGTTAAAATCTCGCTTAAAACAAACAGGATCTATGAAGGATGCTGCTAATGTTTTAAAGCAATTCTTATAACAACTAACGAAAGGACTAAATAATGGCTGTACCTACAAATACAGTATCCGCTCATAACAGAGTTGGCATAAGAGAAGATCTAGAGGACGTAATTTATTCAATTTCTCCAACAGAAACTCCTTTTATGACTAACATTGCTAAAGGAACAGCGGATCAAGTAAAACACGAATGGCAGACAGATGCACTAGCTTCTGCTTCCACATCAAACGCTCAAGTCGAAGGTGACGATGTCGCTTCTTTTGACTCAAGAGCAGCAACAACTAGACTACAAAACTACTGTCAAATTTCAAGAAAGACTGTAGTTGTATCTGGTACTAACAGTGCTGTTAACTCAGCTGGTCGAAATGACGAACTAGCATACCAACTAGCAAAAATGGGTAAAGAGTTAAAGAGAGACATGGAGTCTATCTTGCTCAATAACCAAGCTGCTGCCGCTGGTACTGGTTCAACTGCAAGAACACTTGCTGGTTTACCTGCATGGTTAACTAACGCAGTACGTTCTGCTGGAACATCAACTGCTGGTGCTGATCCAACTGGTGACGGATCTGATACTGCTACTGACTCTGACTTATTAGTAGCTTTCTCAGAAGATAACTTAAAAGCAGTTATCCTAGAGTGTTACCAAGATGGTGGCGATCCAGATATGATCATGGTTGGCCCATTCAACAAACAAAAGTTCTCAGGATTTACAGGAAGTGCTACTAAGTACAAGAATGTAGAAGATAGAACTATCGTTGCTACTGCTGATATCTATGTATCAGACTTTGGTGAGTTAAGCGTAGTGCCTAACAGATTCCAAAGAGAAAGAGATGCGTTTGTATTGCAATCCGACATGTTCGAATGTGCTTTCCTTCGCCCTTTCCAGACCAAAGACTTAGCATCTTCTGGTGATAACGATAAGAGACTACTCTTAGCTGAGTACACTCTTGTTGCTAGAAACGCTGACTCTTCTGGACTTGTAGCTGACTGTACAACTTCATAAGGTATATAGTATAATCAAAGGGTAGGGGGATTTCCCCCACCCTAACTAAAACAAAGGAGTAATAAATGAAAGTATTTGATAAAGGTGCATCTTACACAAAAGGTTCGAAAAAATCTGCTGTAATGCAAGATGGCATTTATACTGGTGGTAAAGCAAAGATCAGTAAAAGAAACACAGTAAAGGCAAACAAAATGATGATCACAAAAGGTAATCAAAAAGATGCTATCCAAGACATGATCAACAAAGCAATCAATGGCTAAAAAATTAAAACTATCTAATCCTGGTGATGTTATTGAAAGTAACTTCTATATTGATGAAGCTGCTGATAAATATTACATCGAAGATAAAATTGATGCAAAACCGATTATAGATCGTAATAAGGAATTACAAAAACACGATATTAATAAAAACAAAGATTTTAAGTATGTCGCTAGTATTCCTTTAACAGTATTTTATAATATGCAGAAACAAGGGATTATTTCTAAGACAGGTAAAGTACAAGATAGAGTTGCTTTTTCTAGATTCTTAAATGATCCAGATAATAAATATTTAAAGGTAACAGATAAACAAATCTAATGGCATTAACATCATACACAGAACTCAAGACAAGTATTGCTAATTACTTGAATAGATCTGATTTAACTTCGGTTATTCCTGATTTTATCACATTAGCAGAATCCAAGCTAAATCGTATCTTACGTTTACGTGTGATGCAAAAAAGAGTTTCAACAGCTACAACAGCTAGTGATGCTTTTATTGATTTGCCTAGTGATTTTTTAGAAATGGTTCAATTCTTTGTTGATGGTAATCCTAATACTATTTTAGATTATGTTAATCCTACAGAAATTGAATTAAACAACCTACGAGATTCTAGTGGTACACCTCAACAATATACGATTATGGGTAATGAAATTAAATTAAACCCTATTCCTGATAGTGCCTATACATTAAAATTATCTTACTTTGGTAAAATACCCACATTATCTGATTCTAATACCACTAATTATATACTTTCTAACTACCCACAAGTTTATTTGTATGGTGCTTTGGTGGAAGCTCAACCTTATATCATTAACGATGAACGATTACCTACATGGTTAACATTGTATAATGAAGCTGTACAATTAATAAATAGAGACGATGAGCAAGGCAGATATTCTGGTCGTACTGCTTTTGCTATGAAAACAGACTCAGCAAACCCATAAAGGAGAATAAAAAATGTCAGCAATGTCAGACTACTTAGAGAATAAATTTCTCGATCACTTTACAGGAACTGCTAGTACATCTGCTCCTGCAGCTGTCTATCTAGCCCTGTTTACTAGCAATCCAGCAGACGATGCTTCTGGTACAGAAGTTTCTACCTCTGGAACTGCCTATGTTAGAAAAGCCATTACTTTTGGTTCTGCTTCTAGTGGATCTATTTCTAGTAATGCCGATGTAACTTTTGATCAAGCTACAGGTGGTGGATTCGGTACTGTATCACACTTTGGTATCTTTGATACTTCTAGCTCTGGTAACTTATTATTTTACGGAGCATTTACTTCATCTAAAACTATTGAAGCGGGAGACGTATTTAAAGTATCATCTGGTGATCTAACCATTACAGCTGCTTAATGCCCTCTGGCCCATTAACATTAGAACAACTAGATAACTTCGGTACGCTTGATAGCTTACCTGTAAGTTTAGATTCTAGTGTATGGACTAGTACAAAAACTGCCTATGATGGCAGTGGTTTTTTTGACTATGGTAATGTAGGAACTAGTATTGATAACCTAGTTCTACTAGGAGATTTAGATAACCTACCTTACTCTTTAGATTCTGCTAATTATACTACTACCGCTCTTAGAGAGAATGGTGGTAGTATTAGCACTAACGCTACTGTTAATGCGATTGGTGGTCTCTTAATTACCAATGATGCTTCGGTATCAACTTCTGTATCTATAGGCACTGTTGATGTTCTTGTTACAAGACTCAATGATGCTAGTATTTCTACAAGTGCTACGATTGCTGATGTTGATCCTACTGTTATTGAAACAGGCAATCCTTCAGCAGTTATTACTGTATCAACTGTTGCAAATGTAGATTCAACAAGAATACGATTAACAGATTCTTCGATATCAACTATTGCGACTATAGCTAGTTTTGTTGCTCAAGTAACAAAGTTTGGTGATAGTTCTATTAGTACAGTATCAAATATTAATACTGTAGATAATGTTCGTATTCGACCTGGTACTCCAGATGCTGTTTCAACAGCGGTTACCATTGCTGATGTTGATTTATTAGTTACAAGATTAAACGATGCTTCTATTAATGTTGAGGCGACAAGCACTGCGAATGGAGCTTTTGAAGTTCAATCAGTAGCAGAAGATTCTAATACAATAGTTAGTGCTTCTGCTGATCCTAGTGCTATCTTCTCACCTGTGTTAACAACAACAGCACAAGTAACAACAACAAGTATCGCTTCACCGATTGGATTTAATTGGTCTATTATTACATCACCAGAAACAGAAACATGGTCAGAATTAACTTCTGATGTGACAGAAACATGGAGTGATGAGACATCAAATAACAATGAAACATGGGAAGCTGCATAAAGGATAAAAAATGAGTTTTGTAAAATTTGGAGAATTATTAAAGGACTTACCTGATTATCGTAATCCTGGTTGTTTAGAAGCCAACAATGTTATTTCTTATGGAGATGGGTATAAACCTCTTCCTAGTCTTAATGTTGTTTCTAATGCCTTAGATAATAGAGCACAAGGATTAGCAGTATTACGCTCTACTGATGGAACAATACGAGTCATAGCGGGAGATAGTTCTAAATTATATTTATTAGATGGTTCTTCTTTTAGTGATGTTTCTCAATCTGGTGGATATACAGTATCAACTTTAGGTCAATGGTCTTTTACTATTTTTGGTAATCGTATTATTGCCTCTGCTATTGGACAAAATATTCAATCTTATGAGATTGGTACTTCTACAGATTTTGCTGATCTTGTTTCTCTTCAAACAAAGTTTGTTACTACTGTGAGAGATTTCTTAGTAACAGGGTTTAATGCTAGTCAATCCCAACGTGTTCGTTGGTCTGCTATTAATGATCCTACTGATTTTACTGTATCTCAAACAACCCAATCTGACTTCCAAGACTTAGTCGGAGATCATGGCCAACTTCAAATGATTAAAGGTGGAGAGTATTTAGTTGCCTTTATGGAACGAGCTATTTATCGTGGCGATTACGTGGGAACTCCATTAATTTTTCAATTCACGAAAGTAGATTCTAATATAGGCGTACTAAAATCAGGTAGTGTTGTTCAATATGGAAATAACTATTATTTCTTAGCTGAAGATGGTTTCTATATGTTTAATGGTCGAAGTGCTGTTCCGATTGGTGCTAATAAAATAAACAAGTTTTTCTTTAATGATTTATCCAATACATACTCTGATAGAATTTCAGGTGCGGTTGATCCTCGTAATCAATTAATTGTATGGGCTTATCCTTCTCAAAGTTCTAGTGGAGAATTAAATAAGTTAATTATGTATAACTATTTAACTCAACGTTGGTCAACAGGAGAAGTCAATACACAAATCTTAGGACAAGCACAAACTCCTGGTTATACATTAGAAGAACTAGACACTATTAGTTCTAGTATTGATGATCTTAATTTATCTTTAGATTCTCCTTTTTGGTCAGGATCAAGATTGTTCTTATCTGCATTTAATACCGATAAAAAACTAGCTACATTTTCTGGTGAACCAGGAACTGCTAAATTATTATCTAGTCAAATAGAATTAGAAGGAAGAAGATCTAGTTTGAGAAATGTTCGCCCTATTGTAAGTGGTGGAACAACAACAGTTCAAACCTCTTCTATTAATAGACAAGGTGATACAGAAACGCTAAAATCTGCTATTAGTCTAACTGATAGTGGTGATGCTCCTATGAGATGTACTGGTCGATATCATAAAGTGCAATTAAATGTTACAGGCGACTTTGATGATTGTTTAGGATTTGATGCTGAACTAGTTAATGAAGGAAAACGATGACACAAAACTTTCTCAAAGTACCTACATTTACTGATAATCAAGATGAACAGAATCGATTAACTGCTAATGCTATTAATAATATTTTAGATGGAAAGATTAACTCTACAGGAACATTTACTACTATAGGAACTAAAACTTTAGAAACTGTTATTGATGCTCGTTGTGGTGGGAATAGTGTTGTTTTGTGGTCTCCGTTAACAGTAGATGCTGCGGGAGAAATGACTCATATGTGGTTAGCTGCTACGAGAAATGGTGAGTTTGATATCGGACATCGAAATCACTCTAAGAACGTAGTATGTAAATATGTCATCATTGGGTAGGGTAATAACACAAGTACCTATAGAAGATTTAGAGTTTATTTGGTCACAAGTTAAACCTCAAATAGAAAAAGCCTTAGACGGATCATACTCTAGTTATGATATACTTGAGTATATAAAGCAAAATAGGATGCAACTATGGATTAGTTGGAATGACGGAATAGAAGCATCTTTTGTTACTGAGGTTTGCGATTATCCTCAACTGAGGGTGATGCGTTGGGTTTTAGCTGGTGGCTCTAATATGGAATCATGGCTAGACCTAGTGACAAGTAAAGTCGAAGATTGGGCCAGAAGAAACAACTGCCAACGATTAGAAATTGTTGGAAGGAAAGGATGGACTAAAGTTTTGAGAGACTATGAACCTCAAGCAGTATATTTTGTAAAGGAACTAAAATGAGTAAAGGATCACAACCAACACAACAAGCAAGTACAGTAACAGCAGAACCTTCAGAATTTGTTAAACCATATTATGAAGAAGCTCTAGGACAAGCACAACAATTATATCGATCAGACGTACCGCAATACTTTCCAGAGTCTACCTATGTGCCTTTTTCTGGTCAAACAGAAGCTGCATTACAACTACAAGAACAAAGAGCATTAGCTGGTAGCCCATTATTAGGTTCGTCACAACAAGAAATTCAAAACATATTATCTGGACAATATCTAGATCCAGCAACCAATCCTTACCTACAACAAACATTTCAAAGAGCTGCGGGTGATGTACAAAGTCAAATTGGCTCTATGTTTGCTAAAGGTGGTCGTTATGGATCTGGTGCAATGGCAGAAACTGCTGGTCGAAGAATGGGCGATATCGCCTCTCAAATCTATGGTGGTGCATATCAACAAGAACGTGCAAGACAATTACAAGCTGCACAACTAGCTCCACAATTAGCACAACAAGATTATGCTGACATTTCTCAACTAGCACAAGTTGGTCAAGCAAGAGAAGGTTTACAAGAAGCTGCCCTTGCTGATGCAATGCAAAGATTCCAATTTGAACAACAAAAACCTTATACTAAACTTAGAGAATACCTAGCATCGATTGGTGCTCCAACATCTCAACAAACAGTATCAGCACAACCTATTTATAGAAACTTAGGTTCTAACCTATTAGGCGGTGCATTAGGTGGTGCTCAACTAGGTGGTTTAGTTCCAGGTATTGGCCCAATGGCTGGTGCAATAGGTGGCGGCCTATTAGGAGCATTTGCGTAATGGCAAATATTTATGAAAAATACGCTGGTTTAATTCCTCAATTAATGCCAGATCCAAAGCAATTACAAAGTTTATTATCTCCTCAACAAACAAGACTTCAAGCTGGATTATTAGGTGCTTCTTCAGGTGTTCTTCCTTTAATGGGAGTAAGAGATAGACCTGTTGGACTAGGAGAAGTTTTACTTGCTGCTGGTACTGGTGCTCAAGCGGGATTGCAACAAAAAGAACAATCTGATCTAGCTAGAGCCTTACAAGGGTTAGAGATAGGCTCTACTTTGTATGAAGCAACTAGACCACCAGAATTATCTGCTTCTGACATTATGACTTTTGCTACACCTGAAGGTGGAACAATTACATTAACAACACAAGAATTTGCTGCATTACCAGTAGAAGAAAGATCTCAATTACAAAAAGCTCAAATTACTGGTGCTCCTAGTGAGTTTGGAGGACAAAAAGCCCAAACAGAAATGTATACTCAAATTAGAGATACAGGAACTTTTTTAAGTGATATTGACTCATTAGTAGATTTACTACAAGATCCAAAAACCTTAACAGCAGATATACCAAAAGCAACAGTTACTGCTGTAGACAATTTAAGACAAACAGTGACACAGTCTCTTCAATTCTTTTCCGATCCTGAAAAAACAAAACAAATTAGTCAAAGTGAGTTTATTAGAAACAACCAAGATCTTTTAGAAGAAGTATCAGGTCAAAGTGATCAATTAAAATCACTATATACAACTATTGCTTATTCATTAGCAAAATCAAACAATCCTGATGGAAGAATTACTGATGCTGATTTTAGAAGTGCTTTAGATCAAATAAAAGGTTTTTCAAACAATCCTCAAAATATGATCAATCTTCTTTTAAGATATAGGGAAAGATCAGAAAATAATCTTCAAACAAATCTAAACTTGTTTAATAAAATTAACAAAAGTTCTGATTTGCCTAATAGTATTTATGATTTAGGTATTACTCCGTATGATTATCAAGGAACAGCAACTGTAAACGAAGATCCTTTAGGTATATATAGTCAATAAATGGACATTAATCAATTTAGACAACAATATCCTCAATACGACAAATTAGATAATCAAACATTATCTGATAATTTGTATAATAAATTTTATTCAGATAAAGTTTCTAAAGAAGAATTTGAATATAAGTTTTTAAGCCCAACGAAAGTGGTTCAGCAAAAACCAGATAGTGGTCAACTAGAAATTGATATCAAAGCCGCTACTCAAGGAGATCCATTAAAGAAATTTGCATTAAAAACATTAGATGTAAATGTTCCTTTATTTAAAGGAGCAAGAGATATTCTATCAGGATTATTACAGCTTCCTTCTGATCTTATGGGAAAAGAAGAAGTTTCTAAAAAGATTGATGCTGCTATTCCAGAAATTAAGGTTGGAGAAACATTACCTGGATTACAAGAATTTTCTTCTGTTTTGGTTCAGTATGGATTACCCTCAATGCAAGCAGTTAAAGCTAGTCAATTACTAATAAATTCCAAAAAACTAAAAGAGGCTGTTCCTGTTTTAAATAAATTAAAGGGGAAACCTCAAAAAATATTAGAATATATTTCAGGTCTTACAGGTGCTGCTTTAGCAGATTTTGTTGTTACTAATCCACAAGAAGCTGTATCTTTAGGAGATTTAGTTGGAGGCCCAACAAACATTGAAGAAGCTGATTCTAATATTAAAAAAAGAGCCAAAGTAGGTGCGGAAACTTTAGTAGCAGGGCCTATTGCTGATGCTGTTTTATCTAATGTTATTCAACCAACAGTTTCTTTTACTGGTAAGGTTTTAGATCAAATAAAAACTCCATTCTCTAAAACAAAAATGCAAGAGAATGTTGCCTCTAATATAGCTAAAGAAGCTAATATATTAAAAAAAGAAAATGGTAAGTTTTTTGTAGATGAACCTGCAAGAAACAGTTTAGTAGATACATTACAAGAAAACATTATTAGAGCACAAGAAATAGGAGTAAAACCCACTACAGGAACTATATCAAAAAATGTTGGTTTGATAGGTTTAGAAAAATCATTAGCTTCTAAAGCAGAAACAAGTGGTTTATTCTTAGATAGAAAAATATCAAATATTAAAACACTCAACCAAGAATTAGATAAACTAAGAATTAAACTTGGTGCTTCTATCTCTTCTCAAGATTTTGTTCAAGCTACTTTGAAAGAAAAGGATATC